GCTGTTTTCCCCGGTTTCCTGGGCTTTCTGCTCAACATGGGCAATATACCGCTGGACCGTTTCGCAGGTCCGATACTTCCGGGCGCCGCCTCCGGGCGGCACCTCGGTTTCCAGGACACCCTCCTGGGTCAACTGCTGGATCCGCCGGACGGTTTTTCCCAGCAGTTTGGAGATCGCCGTGGTGCTGGACCACTCCGGGACTGCCCCGGACATGACCACCGGCTTTTCGGTCTTGCCCGTGGTCGTCTTTTTGGCCTTTCCCGCCACCAGCAGCACCTCCTTTTCCGCCGCCGGCTGGCCGTCTTGATCGGTGCCGCCGGTTTCGCTTTTCCTGGCTTTGGGTGATTTCGCGTTTTGCCCCTCGCTTTCCTCCAGGCTTATACCCCCCTTTAGGGGGTATAAAGCCGGGCCTGTTTTTGAAAATCCGTAACGTAACAGCCCGGAAATTTTCCTCCCTCATGGACAAAAATTCCGGGCTTTCCTTGCCCCGCACCGCTCAAAGTCCCAGGGAGGACCCAAACAGGTGGGTGGGAGGCCCTGGGCAGCCCCTCGGCAAAGGCCGCCCAGGGCACAGGGTTGGGGCCGGGCCGCCGCACATAGCAAGCGCGGCGGCGCAGGGTGAAAGGAGGAAAGCCCCTGCGGTACGCTCCCCGGCCCATGGTATGGAAAAAGAAAGGGCCGCCAGTTCTTCACGCCCTGGCGGCCTCGTTTTCTCTTTTTCCACGGTACAATCTTAGCACAGGCAAATGTCCGATAGTGTCCGAACTTTTCAAAAGCGGGAAAATTATTCACGGGCAGGATTGTCCCGCATATATTTGCCCACTAATTTCCGCGCCCGCTTATTGGCCATGATGATCTCCAGGCCGGCGTTGTAATAGTCGTTCACCCTGGACCTGCTCATGTGGACCTCTTTGCAGATCCGCTCCCACTTCTTGCAGTCTATGTGCCGCATTTCCACAACGGTGCGCTCCGTGGACCCCATGGGCAGCAGGTCGATCATGTCCATAACATTCAGCACGGCCTTTCCCATGGCCTCCCGCTGGTCGTCTATGCGCTGTTCAACCTCCGCCAGGCGAAAGACAACGGACACGGAACCCTCGGTATTCGCCGGAGGTTTTGAAGTCGGCATAGTTCTGTATGTCGATCCCATGGGTGGGGTCTTTAATTCGCGCACCAAATCGTCGTGGCGACGTTCCAGCAGCCGTTTGGCCTCGCGGGCCGCATGGTATTGCTGCAGATATTCTTTCACGGCCTCGCGGGTGATCCCGCCCGTTGTCTGTTCGCTCATTCTTACACCTCGGTTATGTCCAGTCCGAACCGCTCTTTTAGCAGTTTCTTTTTGATTGCGTATTTTTGGGTTTTGGTTGCCCGGCTTTTCACGTCCTCCACCACATAGCGCCAGCTTTCGCACGGCCAGCCTTTGGAGGACGCCACGGCCTCCTCCGCCGCGTCCCGCTCTTTGTATGTGAAATCCGCCTTGTACCGGATAGCCCGCACCCTGCGGCCCTCGGTGTCCGTGTATGCCTCTTGCAGGGTGAACTCCACCTGCAGGCGCAGGTCGCGGATCTGCCCGGCCTGGAGGCGGGCGGCTAAAACGTCATACCGGCGGGCCTCTTTTTGACTGTCAAAGTGGAGAACAGCGCCGGAGGCCGTGACCCGCTCGGTGGGGGTGTTGTGGTATTTATTTGCCTTTTCCTGCGGCACGGCGGCGGAGGGCATAAGCCCCCGCCGCGCTTGCTGTTCCATGTACTTTTCCAGGGCTTGCCGCTGGTATTTCGGCGGCAGGTCGGAAATGTTGATGGCCATTTTACGAACCCCCGCCGGTTTCCTGGCTCTTTTTCGCTCCTCCGCGTTTTGCAGCCCTGTCCCGCTCGTTTTTCAGCGCCTCGACGGTCAGGACGTAGAACGGCTGCAGGCGCCGCCACTCCTCCGGCGGCATTTCATACCGCTGTTTTGCCATAAGGGCCTCCCACAGTTGGATCGCCTTTTCTATGGCCTCTCTCCTCACGCCCTGGCGCCTCTGCTCCCGGTATGCCTTGACGGCCCCGGCCACCAGCGCGATCCCCAGGGCGGCGGTCGCCGTTTCTCCTCGCGTCAGCCCAAAAAGCGCGGCCGTCACCAGATACCCGTACCACACCATGCCCGTGGCAAAAAGGACCACCACAACGATGGCCGCGCACAAACACACCTCCCGCAGATATTCTTTCATGCCTTATCCCTCCGTTTCTGGTATTTCTATGTACTGCCACGACATGGGCGGCCGGGTCATCCCAAACTCCGCCAGCGGGCTGGGCGTGTCGTATGCCTCCGCCTCTCCCACGATCCAGCCATACAGGGGCTTTCCGTCGGCGTATCTCTCCAGATCCTCAACGGGCACACAGGAGCGGGAGGCCATGTAAGACATGGGCCAAAAATCGCTTTTCGCCCACCCGTGGCAGTAGAACTGCCCCAGCACAGCGCCCGTTCCGCTCACATAGACCAGGACCAGCAGCGGCCACGGTTTCGGCTCTCCCGCTCCGCCCTTTGGGGCAGTCTTTCGGATCTCCACGGTCTTTTCTCCGGCCAGGATCTTCTTCCACCACTCGGGTTTTATGCTCATAAGCACCGCCCGCATGGTCAACGCCCCTTTCCTTTGCCTTTTTCATTTCCTCGCACAGGCATAAACCGGCATTTATCCACGGCAAACTCCGCCACATAGCCGATTGCCGTACAGGCCAGCATAATGTCCGCCGTGAGATCGTCCGCGTCCTCCTGTCCGCGTCCGTCCCTGTTCATTTTCCGCAGGTTCCGCGCCATGATCTGGCCAAACTCATACAGATTGTTGGCCGCCTCCAGCCACCGCTCTTTTTCCACCGTGTACCCGATTTCGATTTTCTCCACGGCTCACACCTGCCTTTCAAAACGGCCCATGAAATGGGCGGCCCACTCGGTTGTCGCGCTCTCCTGGTTGCTCCATGGGAGGGCGGAGGGTGGGA